GGACAGCGGCTACGGTTGGAAATTGCCTTATGTATGGAGCACTCGCTACTCCAAGGTCGATCAGCAATGCCAGCCCCCTAACTTTTGAAATTGGCGAAATCATCGCCGCACTGGATTGAGGTGAAATATGGCTTTTAAAGTAAGTACAGGATTACGAAACTACATGCTTGGTACTGGTGCTTTCTCAACCGGTATGAGTGGATATCTTATTAAGATTTATGGATCTGCAACTAGCCAGGCTGCTGCGGATGCTCTTATCCCTGCTACAGCTGATGCAACTCTTGGAGCAGCTACTCTGCTTTGCATCATTTCTGTAAATGGTGGTGGTACTGGTGGGACGTTTGATGCTCCTTCAGCAGGTGTTATTGCCAAGGCAGCGGCAGAAGTATGGAGTGGCACCAATGCTGCATCTGGCTATGCTTCTTTCTATCGGGGAGTATTGAGTTCTGACACTGGAGTGTTGAGTACAACTGAGAAACGCACACAAGGTACAGTTGGTACGGTCGGCAAAGACTTGATTATTGCCAATGCTTACATGACTTCAGGGGTTGTGCAACCTATAAACTCTTATTCTATTGGATTCCCAGCTGAATAATGGCTATAAAAATCTACGACACAGGGCAGCCCTGGCTTGAGCAGTATTCGTTCAACAATGAGACAAATGGTGAGTTGGTGTGGGTTAACACCGAAACACCCATGCCTTGCCATGTCATGCAGACTGCGACATTGGTTACGAACGGGTTTGCTTATACTATTTCCGGCAACCTTCAGAACGAGCTTGATTCATCCGGCACGTATATATTCCAGGCACCGATAAACACAGACGGTACTCTCGGCACTTGGAGTGAGTACGTCCACAGATTCCCGACGCATTATGCCTGGGGGCAGGTATGCTCCACAGGTGCGGTCTGCTATGTGATGGGAGGCCATGAAATAGGAAGTAGTCAATACTACAGTTCGCCAATTTATAAGACTCCAATATTGGCAGATGGAAGCATAGGAGCGTTTTCTACAGATGTTCTTGCTAACCCATTAGATGCCGAACACATTTCTCCGGTGTTATTCAAGGGAAGGATGATAGTTTCTGGGGGGAATTATGGAGCCAGTGCAGGTCTTGAGAGAATTAGTTGTTTCGCGGTAGACATTTCACAGACTGGAGAGTTCTCAGGGACATTCTCGGCGCAGGCAAATCTCCCGCAAGCGCAGACGCGCCATAAGATGTTCCCACTCGGGGACGATCTGTACCTCATCAGCGGTACATCGGGTGGTGTAGACCTTACTACCATATACCGAGCGGCCCTTAACGAATCGTGGAACATAACAGGATGGATAGATACTGGACTTACCCTGTCGGGAACAACCGAGCATGTAGTTACTACTGGCAGTTCAGTGTATGCGTTCAAATTGGATAGCACTGTCTGGGCAGCGCAGGTTGTTAATGATGAGTTGCAAGCCTTCTCCGATGTGTCAGGGAACTTCACCGCGCTTGGCCCGACATCCACCGCAATGTTCATTACATCATCAAGAATTTTCTGTATATATGACCTGCTAACTTGGTGGTTTGAGAAAAATGTTATCTCAGCGCCATTTATCGGGGGGCTGAACAACTACCTTGATTCTTCATACTCCTATCTGCCGCATTTCTGGACAAACTTCTCAGGGCAGACTGAGATCATCGAATGATTACCTTTGACGGCGATCGCAGCCTAAAGCGCAGATGGTTTGCTAAGAAGAAACTCGCTCAGATTAAAGAGATGGATATTCCTTCGGCTTGTCCGATCTGGGATGGATTCAGGTTCAAGGTGTGGCAACTTGGCGAGATTGATGGGGGCAGAGTTACTGCTCCGATGGGTGCAATTGTGGCCTGCTCGACACAGGACGGAATCAAGATAGCGGCCGCTGATTACTGGGCGGGTGGGTTCAATCCAGCCCAAGACTTGTATGTGCTGTTTAAAGATTTGGGAGTTTCTGGTGAGTTCACTACGTTCTTTGCTGGGCAGATACCTGTTGAGGCTGGGTATTATCCTGTGAAGTTTATCCCTGCGGTTAATCAATCTCCATATGGCCTGATTGACGGGGACACTGGCGGTCCCGATACTGTGTGGGTAGACGATTATTCTTGTTGCCCTGTACTGCTCCCTTTTCATGGAGAGGTCTTTAATGTCACAGTATCAGATGCAATGAAGTACGATCTTGCAGGGGACGGGGTCTTTGACTGGTGGAGGCAAGTTTTTGAGAAAACAGGTTCTTTCTATATCTCCAACGGAAACCAAGCCAGAAGGATTAAATGTGTAGCCAGACATATTGAATACGAGACTGCGTATACTCCTTGGAGAGTTTACCAGAAGACGGGAACGGATCGGTACACCACGTTTCACAGTTCCTGGATTTATGACTTTGTTGGCGACCCACAAAGAAAGGCAGTCGGATATAATATTGACGTTGATTTCAGCACGCAGGATAATATCTATTTCAGCGAGATTCTGAACACAGATATGCCTGAAGCTTTACGACTCATCCTCAGCAACTCATTAAACGATGGATCATGCGAACCGATTGGGTCGTATGCACAGAATAACAGTTTCTTTCACGCGGTCAATGCTTCCTGCCATGTGTTTTCTGGGAGTGTCGAGGCTTGCGAAGCAAGAGATTATTACGATGATAATCCCGACGAAGATAAGTGGAGATTGTTCTATTCCATGACTGTAGGCGGGAATGTGCACCTGATCAACTCGAATCAGTTCATGCCACTGCTTGTTGACCTTGCTACCGTAACAGTCTCAGGGGATTGGTTCAATGCCAAGCGGATGTTTGAACAGATTGCCGGGGCGTACCCGAATGTAAATTTCACAGTGCCATATGACTCTGTAATGTTCCATGCACATGATGGAATCATTTACACATGGACAAGGAAGTATGGAGCGGTCAAGTTTACGACAACAGGGTTATTTCTGGCAACCGTCCTCGTTCCATCGCAAGTCTCAGGAGAGGAGGGAGTGCGACCAGATATCACCTACGCAGGCGTGTTCGATGATACTAATCTTTACCTATGCGTAAGCAACAAGGTCAAAGTCGGAGTGCGGGCGGTGCATTACGGTTCTCCATTTTCCGGCTGGACTGCATTGCCAGGATGTCCTGATGGTGTTCAACTTATCAGCGTCCGCCCCTGCATGGTTACTCCTGAACGGATATTCCTGATTGGGGTTGTAAAGCATACGGTGGATGATGTTGAGAAATACGCCTTCGCTTCCCTGAACTGGACCGCCGCAACCGAAACAGAAGATGCAAGCACCGCACCATGGCAGGTAATGGGTGAACTTCCTTTCCCGGTTGGAGACGCTGATAACTTTTCTCTCGGTCTTTATGGTGACGATCCAAGAGCTGATGCTCTCGCCGCATACCAGTGTCCACCGATTGTTCCACAAAGTCCAGTCGGACCATACGACAAATATGCAATAGGAATGCCATGAGCACACTAATAAAAGATTACAAATATGAACTTGTTACTCGCTACGGTAGTACGGCTGGGACTGAAGGTTATACCTCTACGACTACCGGTACATCTGAACAGTCTACCATGAGTTATTACTATATACCGGACGGCTGGACTCAGTTAGATAACGATCAATGGATAGATGAGACTGGTAGTCTAGTGTCTGGTTACACCATGACAAGCAAGGGGATTTTTTACCCTGACGGATTTATTGGTGATGCTCCACCTGATGGAGTGAGAACTGGCAAGAAGGGCATCTATCTTGCCACGACAGCACAGGAAAATGATATGATGCGGACGCTGTATCCGAACGACTGGGATGGTACTGCCACCGACATGCAGGCGAGGGTGAACCATCACAATATCGTCTGGTATCAAGGGAAGAGTGAACTAGGCGTGTCGAAATACTCATATCCTGATGATAGTTATCTCGCTTTCTGGGTCGGTTTTGTAGGGTATGGACTGTATCACTTTGTTGAGTACGAAAATGCCAAGCCTACTCAGACTCTTTCTGAAGATTCCACCAACTTCAACCAAGATACTTACGACGCACTCAAGGACACAATCCTGCAAGAAGACAGGTCAAAGTGGATATATCAAGAACTTCCTGATGGCGAGTCGTGGGGGGAGATTTTCGATATCACGATGGCTGATGGGTATAATCAGCCGGTTGTTCCGTTGGGGGAATCAGGTACTTACAATGACGGCACGTCACTCATTGATCCAACATCTGTACCGACCGTTACTTATACTGTCGAAACCACCATGCCTGCGCAGGAACCAACAACCAGTGTAAACGAACCTCTTACTTATCAGGAGATTCTACAACTGACTAATAGTGGCTGGAATACCTGGGCACGGTCGATCGATCCTCTTGCTTCTGGCACGTTCATCAAATTCACTGCGGCATCCGGGGTGACGAGTGCCTGTATCAGCATTGCTAACAAGGGAATGGAAGGGGCAGGAGTGGCAAGGTTCATGCATAGTATCATCTGCGATCAGAATGGAGTAAGAGTATATGAAAATGGAACAATGGTAAAGACCATGTTTTCAGTGCAGACTGAGCTGACAGAAATTAGAATTTATCGTCAATCTGATAATGTAATTGTTTACATGGCGAAGACTGATGAAATTTCTGTTGTTCATACTAGTACAGTTCCTACAGTATCTAGGTTGCTTCAACTTTATGTTTACGGTTATCTATACACAGCAGGAGATAAGGTAACATCTGCTGTATTTAAAACTGGTGAAATCCAGTACGGGAGTGTCTGATGATAGGTTATGGAACACTGACAATCCAAGATTATGAAGTGCTGATGACCGGTGTTGGTACGCTAACACTAGATAATCTCCAGGCAGCAAGTGTTACAATGTCCGGGATTGGCGAGATGGTTGCCATTGCTTCGAGCAATTACGGCTATGCATTGTTTCCGTCACTGGCTGGGTTTGGAGGAGATATTACTAGTTATGGTGCAGGAGATGCAACCTTCCCCTCGCTTGAGTCATACGCTGAAGGCGGATTGTATGTGCCTATGCTTGCCAACTATGGCTTTTCCTCATTTCCGAAGATGGTATCCTCTAGCATTCTCGGTACCATATCTTATCTTGATGGTGATGCTGATTTTCCAGCAATGCTTGCTAAGGGTGGTGAAGGAGAATACGGAGAAGGATCAGTTGAATTCCTGGCACTCGTTTCTTCCGGTATATATGATGCTACTCCGTTTGAACGTAAACTTTATAATTTCTGTTATATTTTGGATGCTTTTGGACATAGACCAGTTTTTATTGTAGTACTTAATAGTTCTGGCCAGATCGTAGATACCATTACTGGCAGCTATATATACATATATCAGCTGCTGGCTTCCATGCAGGCGACCGATACCTTTACGGTTCTCGGATCATTTCTTGCTTCGTTCGATACTTCTATATTAACAAATGATGTAGTTATTGCTACATCTGGTAATGCTGCAACAATTAATAATGTTGCTGCACTTGATGATACTGCCAGAGTTTGGGTAGTTAACATAGATACTAATGCAACTAGTCAATATGATAATTATGGATATCTTTCTTTCTATACACATGAAGGTAAAAATTATGGTGTAGCAAGAGATGGTATTTATGAATTGACTGGAAGCACTGATAATGGAATTGAAATAGATTCTTTAGTTGATTTCGGTAAATCTGATTTAGGATCAATTTATAATAAGAGAGTTACTTCAGCATATTTAGGAATAAGTTCAAGTGGAAAACTTTCATTAACAGTCGAAGCTGATGGACAGACACAAACATTTGTAATGAAAGATTCAAGTACTACAATGACAAAGCAACGTATTAATATGGGAAGTGAACTTTCTGGATATTATTGGAATTCTGTACTTACGAATAATGGTTATAATTTTGATCTTGAAAATATTATGTTTGAAATCATGCAATTAAACAGGAGACTTTAATGGCTACTACGGCAGAGATTGTAAATCAAATCATTACAAACGCGCTAGCTACTGCGACTAATGCAACTACTTCTGCTCAAGATGCTGCAGATGATCTTATTAATAGTAATGCAGGTTTTTATCTTACACCACCAGCAACTGCTACAGGCTTTACTGTTGAGGCAATAGAGCCAGAAATACCAACAGTAGATGATTCAAAATATAATTATGAAGCAGAACGTGATGCATTAATTGCACTCTTATCTGGACAACTGGCAAACTTTTTTGCTATCTATTATCCTTTGGCAAGTGATGCTTTTGATGAAGCCACAAATTGGTTAGTAAATACAATTACTAATGGTGGCACAGGAATTCCGGCAGCACTTGAAGATCAAATAATTCAGCGTGAAAGAGATAGGATTATTAGGGATGGACAGAGAGTTTCTAGTGGTATAGCTGCTGGGTATGCTGCAAGAGGTTTTTCACTTGTCCAGGGACCAATGATTTATGATCTTAACCAGGCAGCCTTTGAACAGGCAGGCAGGATTGGTATTGCTACAACTACAGTTGCTGTAAAACAAATTGAGATAGCCATTGAAACTATTAAGTTTGCCATAGGCAAGGCTATTGAATCTCGTCTTGCAGCAATGCAGGCAGCAATAGATTATATTCGATCTCTGGCTGTAGCTCCTGATGCAGCAGCGAGAATAGCAGCACTAAATACAGATATAAAAGCTAAAATGATGAGTGCTGCTGCAGACTGGTACAGAGCAAGGCAGAATAGGGATCAAATGGTCTTGCAGTCAAAACTTGCTGAGCTTGGTGCAGGAGTTGATGTTTATAAGCATAGAAGAGATAATGCTACTCAGAATAGTCAAGTTGACGTTCAAGCACTTGCTGCTGCGGCAGATGTTTTTGCTAAGACTGCACAGGCTGCTTTGATGTCTTTGAACAGTATTGTTTCTCAATCTGTCAGCGCATTTGAATAATAAAATTAATCTGTGAGGCTAAAATGGCTTTGAATCAAATTGAAGAAGAAAAGAAGAAAAGATTACGTCCTCTTCCTACTATGGATGAAGCATTTACAGATAAAAATTTTAGTGTGCCTAAGCCTTTAAAAAAGATTCAAGCTCCAATGACTTCAGGTAATCCAAATAATGAAGCATTTTATGGTGGAAGTAATCCACAAAATATTCAAAAGCCAACAATTCAATCAACTCCTTTAGCTGAACCAAAAATAGCTTCCTTATATCAGCCTCCAGTAAGATCAAATCTAAATCTTCCTAAACTTAAAGAAATTACTAATGCACAAAGAGATGCAGAATTAGGCAAGATGACTGTAGCAAAAAATGGAAATACAACCACTTATGATATTGGTGGAAATACTCTTTCATATGAAGGAGATAAAGGAAAGATTAGTTTAAGAAATCTAAACCAGCAATCAGATAATCAGCAAGCAACTTGGAATGATTATCGTAGGCAACTACGTGACCGATATGATGCTTATGCAAATTCTCCTCGTGGTAGGTTCTTTGGAGTAAATCCAATAACTACAGAAGATCTTGGCGATGATAGCATTGGTGGAATGTTTGTACGAGGCTTGCAAAGTAGACAGGCTCGAGCTGATGCACTGATAGCAAATGCTGAAGCAGATCGAGATGTCAATCGTGCAAACTTGCTTTCTACTTTAGATCGTAACCAGATTGCAAGAGAGCAGCTTTCTCTTGATGCAGATAAGAATCGTATTGGTGAGCTTGATGTTAATGCAGAAAATAAATTACGTGATATTCAAGGACAAGTATTGCAGAATCCACCAATCAAGGAAAATCCATTAAAGCCTTTAGTAATTGAAGAACCAGATCCAAATGATCCTACTGGAATGACTAAGAGACAAGTAATTAAAATGCCAAATGCTGAAGGTACTGGATATGTTGATGACACATCCGGCCAAACAACATTTGCAATTCCAAAACCAGCTACTACAGAAAAGCTATTAAAAATGCGTGCATCTAAAGATCCTAATTTTGCTGCCGCCGAGGCTGAATATAAAATGAGATTTGGAAGTCTTCCGTATTAATAAATTAACTTATAAGGATATAAAATGGCTGGATTTTTTGATGATACAGAAGAAACTACTTCGCCAGTAGCAAAAAGTTTTTTTGATGATACAGAAGAAATTAATGCCCCTGTGCCAACTGATTCTGATTTTATACCTGGAGTGAAGAGAGGACTTCAGAATCTTCAAGCATCTGCATATGGTGCTACTGCACTTGCAGGCTCTGGATTGAAAAAGCTTGGTGCTGAATCTGCTGGCCAGAGTTTGCAAGACTTTGGCATGGAAGGATATAATAGGAATATTGAAGAAGCAAAATTATACCCTAAAAAACATTCCTTTAAAGATATTTATACTGGCAAGACAGGTATTGGTGGTGCTCTTGACTGGGCTCAAGGAACCTTAGGTGAACTTGTTCCAAGTATGGCTGAGGCTGCGATCGGTGCTGGTATAGGATCTGTTGTTGCTCCAGGCCCAGGTACTATTGCCGGAGGGTTGGCAGGTAGAACAATTCTTAAGAAAGGAATTGATGAAGCTGTCAAGCAGTCAATCAAACGTGGAATTGGAGATTTGACAGAAGCTCAGGTAAGAAAGCAACTTACTGGCCAAGCTCTGAAGAAGTTTGGTGGCAAGGTTGGTATTGCCGGATCAGTTATGCCCCTTGAGTCTGGTGGCATGTACGCTGAGTTGCTACAAGAGAAGGGCATTGACGCACCTGAGACTGCATTGCTGTTTGGTGCAACTCAAACATCATTAGAATTTGCTGGTGGTAACAGTAAGTTGGTAGATACTTTTGTAGATGCTTTGAGTAAGGGTTCTACTGGAACTATTAAAAAGTCTGCAAAGGAGTTGCTTACAAATATTCCTCAAGAAGCACTTCAGGAAGGCGGGCAGGAGTTCTTCAATGTTCTTAATACTGTAGCAAATACAGATGAAAAACTTTTGACTGCAAGCAATGTTGAAAGAATTATTGAGAGTATGGCTGCTGGTGCGATTGGTGGTGGAGCTGGTGCAGCAGTTAATGCAGGCTTTTCTGCACAAGCAAAAGATCCTGGACCTGAAAAGACTGATGTAGAGATTGAGCTTGACAGGCGAGCAGCGAATATTCTTAATTTAAAAGAAGATGAACTTGGTAAGAGCATCCAAAAGTTAACTACTGACATTAATTCAAACCAAGAACTCATTAATGATCTTGATAAACTTGAAGCAAAGGCAAGAAAAGAAAATGTTGATCCGGCTGAATTAATTAGAAAGACTGTTGATGATAATAAAAATAGTCAAAGCCTCCTAGATCGGATTAATTCTGGAATTCAGAAGAAAGAAGAACTTGCTAAGAAAGAATATGAGCAGCTTTCTCCTGAAGAGAAGCAAGTAAAAGAAATTGAAAATAAATTAGCTGCTTATAGATATGAATCTGCAAGCCAGCTTAATGAAAGGATTACGAATATTGACAACGAGATTACAACTCTCTCTGATCAATATAATCGCAAGTTTGATCCTTATGCATTAGATGCTAAGACATCACCAAGCGCAGAAGAAAGAAAAGTAATTGAAGATAAACTTATTACATTGAACAAAAGGCGTAATGAGTTACTTGATAAAGAAACGCCTGAGGTTAAGAAGGCTTTTGCTCCATATACTACTAGAGATGGTAGGCAGAAATATCTTGAAGAACTTTTTGGGACAGTAAATGTCGGTGAGAAAGTTGGTATAGAAAAAGATGCTGCTGAATCCGCAGAAATTATAGAAAGTGAAATAGTTCCAAAGTCTATAGCTGATTATGCAAATCAAATAATTGCAAATAAATCTCAGGAGAGATCAGCTTTAAATGATCAGCCAAAAGCAAGAACTCCTGAAGAAGAAAATAATCTAAGGCAAATTCAAGATTATGTAAATTATGTAAAGACATATATAAATAATAGTTTTACTCCTGAAGAGAGAAAGATTATTGAAAATTATTGGCAAGGCGTTAAGAAGGAATTGACTCTTCGTCAGAAAGAAATGACTCCTGGGACAGAAGCGTTCATGAGGAAGAAGTTCTTTGAGACTCAACTTGCTAATATTGAAGGTAATATCAAAAGTGATACAGCAGTACAAAGTGAAGCAAAACAAAATGTTGTTCCATCTTTAGCTGAACAGAATAAACGCCAGATATGGTTTCGTCAAATTGCTGAAAGCCTTGGAGATGTTCGTCAGTCAAATGCACAAGCAGTTCAAACAGAAATTCCTAGAAACTTACCCGGAGGTTTGCCGAGTGGGTTCACTAATGAACAGCAAGTAGCAGGTGCTCCACAGTTTCAGATAAGTGAAAATCAAAAAACCTTAAGTAAAGTAAATCTTGAAGACATTAAAAAGACTTTTCCAAATCAAGAAATTAATCAAAATGATGATGGTTCAGTATCTGTTCAGTTCAAGAATGGAAAAGGCGTAAAGATCAACAGTATTCAAAATGCTGGCAAAGGCTTCATTAAGTTAGCTATTGAAACTGGGCAGATGCAAAAGAATGACGTAATCTTCGGAGTTACAGTTGGCAATGAAATTCTTCTTGATGAAAACTTTGCAGATAACAAAACTCTTTGGCATGAAAACAAGCATGTCCTTGACAACTTGGGCTTGATTACAGAAGCAGATGACAGTGCTTTAAATAAGGAGTTTAATAAACTTCGTAAAGCAGGTAAGCTGGAATTTGCTCTGAGTACTCATAAAGATTCGAAGCAGAGGATGGTTGAGAATCGTGCGAACATGTTTGCTCAAATCATGGTCAACAGAGCTGAATATAGAAACACTTCGTTTGGTAAAGTGATTCAGAGAGTAATGGACTTCTTTCAGCAATTGCTAAGTTTTGGTAAGCAAACAGTTTCTGGTTTAGCTCGTGAAGTAGAAAGTGGAAAGATTTATGAGCGGAAAGTTAATGGACAAACTGTTCAAGTTACTGTTCCTCAGGCTGAAGAAGTAGCAAATAAATGGTACTCCGCGCTTGAAAATGCAGTTGCAGGATTTAATCAGAAGCAAGCAACACCTGATCAATGGAAAGGAATGATTAAGAACTTCCCAGGTATTAAGCAAGATGAACTTGATTGGGTTGGTGTGAATGATTGGTTTGATAAGCAGGAAGGAAAAGTAAGTCAGGCAGACTTGCTGAAATTTGTTCAGGAGAATAATGTTCAGCTTGAGGAAGTAATTAAAGGAGATAATTATTTAACAGAAGATAAATTAGATAATATTTATAGCGATTTAATAAAACAGTATGGGTATAATAATTCTACAGAAATACCAGAAGAGATTTTCAGTGAACTCACAGAAAAGTATAATATAATACTTGATGAACAATCAAAAGATAGAGTTAAATATGATACATATCAACTTCCAGGTGGAAAGAATTACAAAGAAATATTACTCACTTTACCAAAAAACGTTAATGGAGTAAATGCTGGAGAACTTTCAAAAGAACTTTTTAATAAAACTTGGGATGAAGTAAAAGAAAATGAAAATGAAAAAGCACAAGTTATTAAAGTTCTTAAAAGTATGTATCATTCTGATCATTGGGACGAACCGAACATTCTAGCTCACATCAGATTCAATGAACGAACTGATGCAGAGGGTAATAAAGTTCTTTTCTTTGAAGAAGTGCAGAGTGATTGGCATCAGGCAGGGAAAAAGGAAGGTTACAAACAAGAAAGATTTGCTGTACTCGAAGAAGATGATATTCTCGCTATAGAAAAAGCTTCATTTGATACAAGAGAAGAAGCTGAAAAGTTTGCTAGTATTAATGGGGGAGAAGTTAAAAGATATGCTATTCAAGGTGTTCCCAATGCACCATTCAAGAACTCTACTCAGTGGTCTCTCCTTGCCATGAAGCGAATGGTCAGGTATGCTGCTGAGAATGGTTTTGATAAAATTGCATGGACTACTGGACAGCAACAGTTTGATCGTTATGCTCAAGGTACTGAAGAAGAACAAGCTAAAAGACTTCGTGGAATGCAGGAGTTTTATGATAAAATACTTCCGAATACTTTCAATGCAGAGTTCAATAAGAACAAGTGGGGAAATGCAAGAGTTGAAGTAACAAATGTTGGTGGTGATAATTTAAAGATAGATACTGGTAGATGGATTGTCCGTTATACTGATGGTACAACTAAAATATTTTATAGTGCTGAAGAAGTACAAGAAATAAAATATAATGATGATGTTCTTTCTACTCAAGCATTAGATTTTGATTCATGGGATTTTTCAATAAATGTTCTTTCTATTCCGATCACGAATCGCATGAAATCTAAGGCACTCCGTGAAGGTATGCCGATGTTCGAGGTTCGTGAAACACCAATGCAGAAGATTAGCGATGATGTTTATTATCAAATGTTCAGCGAACGAAATAGCTTGGTCCGTACAATTGGTCAGATGCTTCGTATGCGTGGACATGAAATTAAGCAGCTCATTGACAAAGGATTGGGGTCTATATCAACTAGGCTTAAGAACGTAGATCCAATGCTCCGAGCAAAGATTAGAAACCTAGACTTTCGGACTGCACAAAAGATTGTAACTGCATTACGAATTGCACACCCACTCCTGGAAAAGACTAAGCAAATGAGTCCACAAGACAAGTTTGTTTGGGATGCAGCTAGGAGAAATTCAGACGAGGTTAAGATAAAAGAGATTGCAGAAAAATACAACATGACCGCTGATCAAGAAAAGCTGCGATCAGTCCTGGATCAGATTAGGCAGGATGCAATTGATGTTGGTTATGATGTAGGTTTCATCGAAGAATACTGGCCACGTATAATCAAAGATCAGGAAGGATTCTTGCAGGCAACTAAAGGAATTTCTCAACGACCAGTTATTACTGATGCAATCAAAGTTTATGCAGACAAACTGGGTATGACTGTTGAAAAGTTTGAACTTGCATATCCTGAACAGGCAGCTGATATTGCAAGCAACACAATACTTGGAAGGAACCTTGGTATTGGTGGACCAGGCAACATTCAGGCTAGGCAATATGAAACTGTTCCTCCAGAGTTGAATAAGTTTTACATGGACAGTGATGCAGCATTGATGCAATACATCTATAGTATGACCAAAAAAATTGAAGCACGGAGATTCTTTGGTAAGGTTCCAGAGAGAATAGCAAGCCTGAAAACTGAAAAGAAACGAAAGCAGGTAATGCTCACAGAATATGAAAAGGCTAATAATACTGCACGCATAGAAGATGTTTCAGGCGACTTGATTAGAATAGAGCAAGAATTGGATAAGTACAAACTGCAAAGAGACTATACTGAGAATATTGGTACATATATTAATGACTTGCGAATGTCTGGTCGAATCCAGGCAGATGATGAAAAAGTAGTTAGAGATATTCTTGATGCTAGGTTCCACGAACATGGAGCTACAGGAATAGTTAATGCTTACAAAAATATGTCATACATCGACGTAATGGGTTCACCTATATCTGCGTTAACGCAGATTGGAGACTTAGCTTGGGCGATGTATGTAGGCAAGGTATGGACACCACGTGGCCTAGCTGATACAGTTAAGAATGTTGGTAAAGCCATAACTAAGAAGTCTGAAATAACTAAGGAAGACTTAGGGATTGAGAGGATCGCCCAGGAGTTTGCAGACGGAACGACACTAGGGAATGCAGTAAGTTGGGTATTCAAAAAAGTGCAGCTTGAACGAATAGATTCTATCGGCAAAGAGACTTTAATCAACAATGCGTTTAGCAACTACAAGGTTATGGCCAGTACTGAGGCTGGACGACAAACATTGTTGAAGCAAATCAAGCCGATCTTTGGAACACAATCTGAGAGTGTAATAAATGATTTGCTTGCCGGGAATCCGACAGACAACGTGAAGATGTTGTTGTATCATCGCTTGCTTGATTTCCAACCTGTTGCGCTTTCTGAAATGTCAGAGCAGTACCTCAAGAGTGGAAATGGTCGAGTGTTTTATATGCTCAAGACATACACACTCAAGCAGTTTGATGTTTTCAGAAATGAAGCTTGGCACAAAATCAAGACTGGCGAACGAGATCAGGTTATTGAAGGAATTGGTAACATGATCAAGCTGGTAAGTTTGCTTACACTTGCTAATGCTGGTGCAGATGAATTGAAGGCCTTGCTGCTTGGGAAAGAAACTAAGTTTGAAGACCACGTGATTGAGAACTTCCTCACCATGGGCGGAGCATCAAAGTATGTACGGATGCAGACTGCTAGGGAAGGTTTGGGATCTGGATTGCTTGGACAAATTTTGCCTCCATTCAGATTTGTAAACTCCATCAGTAAGGATCTTAACCAATTGTATGGATCCTACATTACGGGAGATACAATAGATTTTGATCATGTCAGAATTGTTGAATCAATCCCAATTGGTGGTAAGCTTTATTATTGGCATTACGGACGAGGTGAAGACTATAAGAAGAGTAACAACGAACAAGAGTTTGGTAAGATCAGCAAGGAAGTAGCCATCTTCAAGAAGCAACTCGAAAACTCGGAAGACAAACGAACTTTCTTGAATTCAAACCTGGATGACTTCAAGCAAATGAAGATGCATGAAAATTTTCAAAGTGCTCTCAATCGAAACCAAGCAGTAATTAATAAGCTGAAAAAGATTGACCAGACAACAAATGTTAGGGAGAGGCTTGGACAGTTGCAGCAGCAACGAGAGGTGATCTTGAAAAGATATTTTGACGTAACAAATACAGTGCAATAAGCAAGTTGCTAGAGGTTACAATTCAACGTAACCTCTAGCAATTAATTCCTTTTTATTTTAATCTTTTTTAGAGAAAGTATATATAATGCCCATATATGGCTTTGAGTATCTGATCAAATAATAAACCAAGAAGAGCAATTACACTTGCTGTGAATGCCAATACGCTTGCTTCACTATGCAATTTGTATCGTACAGAAATAAGATTCTCACGCTTTGCTTTAATAGTTCCTTTGTAAATAGCTAATAAACCAAATAACAATGCTACTGGAATAGTAAAATATTGAATCATAAGAACTCCTCCCAAGGCATCATATTCATGACTCGCTGCATATCAGGATGAGCAGATTTAGCTGTTCGTAGCTTTCTGATATGAGTCCATTCAGCTGCATCTGCTGTGACTACGATCTCAGTCTTCAAAGCATTAGGTAGGACGGCTCGGGCTTGTTGGGGCGAACAAGTTTTCCCATCCAGAAGCCAATTATAATTTCCTTCAGCTTGCCTGCAAGCACCAAGAAATACATCTTTATCATATGTCTTCCAGTCATCAAAACCTTCTGGTTCAATAAACTCCATATTCTTACCGCCATAATTCACATACCTGGTTGATTCCTGAGCAAACGAGCATGGTCGATGCCGCACTAACTCATGGCTGACCCCACGATCACAAATGAATTTTGCCGAGTAGCGGTGAAGCTCCTTGGGGATTTCGTCATGGGAGCAGACTTCCCAAGATGAATGCATCGCTACCATACTTTGATTAAACAACTTTCCATATATTTTCACAAATGGGACAAGCACTGCAGCGTACCTAATCTCCATGGTTATTTGCGCCCATGCTGTTAAACTACCGCCTACATAAATAAAGTCTTTCCATACTTTGACATTAATATATTTTCCTAACTGTTCTGTCATCAATGCAATATATGTAGGAGTGAAACTGTTGTTAGTTCGCACCACAAAATTTGAGTGCTCAACCATAGCCAGATGCCCAGCCTTGCTCAGCTTCCGAACAAATCCCTTGGCACTATCTTCAGTGATCTTGTCTTCTGACTTGTAGCAAGTTCTGCCGGCCATCTCGATAAACTTAAGAGCGGCATTATATTCTGTCGGTACTTCTCCAAAATATTCAACGCTTGGTTTGATTATTTTCATAATTTCATTCTCCATCATCATGAGCCAAGGCTGCTATCAAATCATTATGCAAATCCTCTTTGGAATCAATTGTACAGTCTTTTGATTTATTCCTTAATTGCACTTGTATCTCAGATAGAACTTGTATCTGATAATTAAGCTGCTTTATCTTTTCATTAATAGCAATTATACTAGCCTCTGTTAGATCTTTAGTAAGAAACTCTCGAAGCAATGGAGCATTAATACCAGCTTTGTCAAGTGTTTTCAGATGTGATTTCATTATTTGTTCCTTCAACTATTTTAATACAATCTTTAATTGCTTGTACAGTGGCTGCTGCTGTAACTCCATCAGGAATTATTACGTTGGCTGCATCTCTAGTTGGCTCCGCTTCCCGAGAAAGTAAGAAGGCTTGAAGTTTTTGCAGCACTATAGTTTTGAATATCATTGACATTATTTTATATTCATCATAATGAAAGAATTAATTACTGCTAATATCCAAAGTAAATATCCATGGTATGAAATAAATCGTGGAAGATCTTTTGATGAAAGTGTTAAAAAATTAAATCCTATTGCATATAGATTAGTTATAAACACAAGAAGCATTTCATTACTCATTTATGTGACCTCCAGTATTTTATTACACCCTCCAGGTGTAGTTAATCACTTCAGCTAATGCATGGAACTTCTGGTTCAACAGAATTGCCAGTTTTAATCACAGTTTGTTTTGCAGACTTAGGAAAACCTTTAACAATTTTCTTCTCTGTTATACTACCAAGTGTAATATTCAATCGCTTGACCATTCCAGCCAGCCAGTCTCCGTGAGATTTGAATTGTAATAATTCGCACTCATCTAGAGCATTCTGTAGATCTAATTCAGTTAGTTTCTTCATAAATTTATTCACTTAGACTCTGTTACTAATTGCCATGATCGAACAGTTGCTTTAGCTCCACGTCTGGTTTTAAGTTTTAATTTATCACATCTTCCAGTATGGAAAACAACTAATTCTGACGCACGTTTTTCAGTTGCACAAGTAGATGCAACATAATGCATACCTTTTCCCCATTGGATAGTGATTATGAATTTTTGAATTTCTATAAATATCCTTATTCATGCATAATGATTTTATTCAATTCTTGTTCTTCTTCAGCTAACTTTGTATAAAGCATCCCTGCATAGTGTGCAATCTTTAGCAGGTCAAGCCTCTGTTGGCCTTCACGAGAGTTTTTTCCATACCTATTGAGGTATTTTTTCATCTGAGTGATAAAGTCAGCTTCGCTAAATTCTGAACATTGATCTGATCCTTTATCTCCGTATTGCGGAACAGTATAAGATTCAATATGATTGAATACTCTTTTACTAAACTTTAACCATTCTGATGCACGTAATGAAGGACCAGTGTCATAATCTTCTTCTGAGGGACAAGGATCAATTTGCATAGTTAAGCTCCATTATTATGTTTTTCTATTTTTGCTACAATCTCTTTCAATCCTTTTTCAATTCTGTAAAGCCTTTCAAGTTCATCAGCAGCTTGTAATCTTGCTGTGCGTAATTCAAGTTCATCAATACCATAAGGGTTACGTAGATAAGATAGCATTATATTTTTATCCATAGTCATATTAACCCTCTAGATTAGGAATAACAATTCCTCGATTCACCAACTCAAAAAAGCATCGCTTGGTTGCAGTTATGTCTGCATACGCATCATGTGCTCCATCAAAGCATTCACCAAATAAGTGCTCGTGCAACTCGGTTAGCTTTGGCCATTTTGCACGTCCAGCCTTGTTCTTTAGGCCACACATTTTTACCACATTCTTATCTTTCATGGTACAATGGTTTGGCAGATCAAGATAAAATGCACTTCTCGCCAGGTCAGATAATTCTTCCAGGTTGCGTTCCATCATCTGGTAAACATAGTTCCAATCAAAAGCAAAGTTATGACAGACAACTAGGTCAGCTTCTCGGAGCATTAGGCCAAATCTTTCTGCTGCCTCAAGTTCTTCAATGCCTTCTTGGTCGGCTCGTTCAATGGTGATGCCATGAACCTCTTGAGCATAATAATTCATTGACCGGCCATTACTTTTGATGATGACATTCATTTGATCAAATTCTTCTTCTTGGCTGGCAAGAATTGCTCCGATCTGTACTGTCCAGGCTTGCTCGGGATCATTGGCAGAAAGAGCTTTTTTAATAAAGTCAGATGTTTCAGTGTCGAAAAAGAGTACTTTTGTAGCTGGTGTCATTCAGTTTTTCTCCATTTGATTTTTAATAACATTTCTGTCCATCAATCTAAAGACTGTTCTATCAAGATACGTTGGGTCACGAAGCTTTTGTTGCTTACGAATTGTGGTATATCTGCAAGTTGTAGCAGAATTCTCTGCTTTGAGTATCCCAGATTGCTCAGCCATTTCAACATAGCCTCGTAGCTGAGGTATGTTGTCTACATCCAGGTGAAAGTTCCTAACCAGTTCTGTCCACTCAAAAGATTCGTGATTATCAATGAATGACAGTATCTTGGCATAGATGTTAGCTTGACTGGACAATCCAAGTCCATAGAAAGCGTTTGGCATTTCAAGTTCTGTAGCTTGCATTATTGCCAAAGCTTGCTCGAAATGTTCAGCCGTGATAATCATGTCGTCAGACTCGGCAGCAGCTACAAGCATGCAGACCTTATTCAAATGAAGTGGCCGCCGAGTCTGACGACATGATTATCACTCTGATGGCACACCTGACTCGTCATAATCTTGCTCATACCAACGAACATAAGTCTTGAGAAAATCCTTACTTAATGTGAACTGTCCAGATAAGTTTGCAATCTCTTGCAGGTCGTTTTCTAATCTTTTTTGTGTATCTTCCTCCTCTTCAGTTAAAAACTGCAAGGCTCTTCTTTGCTTTGGACCCTGGCCAACTACGAAAATAATCCGAGAGATTAGACCACCACCAACTGCATCTTGACTCAGTTTAGATTGCAAAAGACTAGGAGTTATGCAACCAAAAAGCGTTAGCCAACAATTGGATATGTCTTCAGTCTTTCTTGCTAAGGTTTTATACTTCCAAGTATCTGCACAATCGAACAGATCGGTTAGGGATGCTAGGAGCATCTGATCTCTGTCGTTCAAGAAGACTTGAAATTCTTCTGACCAGATTGATACGCTCTTATGCTTGCGAGTAAGCCCAGCATGGTCAACATAAGTATCTTCGCTGTCCATGAGTTCTCTATAGAGTGCCTGGGTTGATCCTAGAGAATCTGCACCGATATTAACGTCT